TGCCAAGCTATGTGGCAAAAAGATCAATGTTTTCAATAACTAAAAAACTATAGGTGTTTTTTGAGGATACACTTATAATACCGCAGCTTTTTATATGCTTTGTATCATTTGGTAATAGGTCAATATTACTGACCTAAAAAAATTGGCCTAAAGGGGTGCTTATTTTATTAAATAGTTTAATATATATAATAGTTACTTAAAAAAATATATAGGTTGCCCTTTGTTTTCATGCACTTAGCGCACCGCTTCAAGCTAGATGTTACACGCTTAAAAGGTGCATACTTTACGTTTGTTATCAGATGTTACGCCCTGCCCTTATGCGCCAGCCAGCCAGTGCCCATTTGTTACATGTTGCATTTGTTACGTGGGCGGGTCGCACCCTGTGACGGGTGCAGCAAGGTGCATGGTGTAACGTTTATTACATGGGCTAGGGCTAGGCCAGAGGGAGGCCAGAGGCCGGGGCCCAACTCAGGGAAACCCCCCACCGACCACCCCTTACCTTATTTATTTTACCCCCCATATAAAAACCGCACGTATTTTTGAAATCGACTTTCAACAACCAAATAGTATCGTTGACAACCTCACGCACCAAGATTATGGTATTCAGGCTTTCGGATATATGTTGTTCTCGAGGGCGCGTTTCCTCCCTTAACTTGCCGGGGACTTTCCCCTGAAGGTTCCCGGTTCTTTTATGACAAGCATCCGTGACGACATCATCCTTCATCTTGGGCGCGATCCTCTTCTTGCCCACAGCGCTTTGTTCCGTCATCGCCATCCTGAAGCTACCCAGCATTTCCACAAAACCATAATTGAGGATTGGCACTCTGATGCGCCGCGTGTTCTGGACATGGTGTTTCGTGGCGGTGGCAAATCAACTGTGGCGGAAGAAGCGATCATTGTCATGGCATGCCTTCAACAGTTCAAAAACGGATTAGTGATCGGTGAAACCGAACCCCGTGCACAAGAACGCCTTGCCGCTATCAAGCATGAGTTTGAAACCAACGAAGACCTGCTTGAATTGTTTGGCGATCTCAAAGGGCGTAAATGGCAAGAGACTTACATCGAGCTATCGAATGGAACAGTACTGCGAGCTCATGGCCGTGGTCAGTCTTTGCGTGGTGTTAAGCATCTGCATTATCGTCCTGATATAGCCTTCCTCGATGACTTGGAAGATGAGGAAAGTGTCAGGACCCCTGAAGCCCGCCAGAAGACAATGGACTGGTTTGTCAAAACGTTTATGCCTGCTCTCGATCCTAGAGCTCGCGTGCGCATGGCGGCTACCCCGTTACATCCAGAAGCACTTGCCCTAAAGCTGTCACGCTCTCCAGATTGGGTAGTGCGTAAGTATCCCATCCTGTACAAGGATGCGGCGGGGCAGGAAGCGGCGACATGGCCGGAGCGGTACTCGCTGGACTGGTGCCGTAACAAACGGCGGGAGTATGAAAGCCTTGGGCAGCGGCACGCATGGCAGCAGGAGTTTATGTGCGAGGCAGAGAACCCAGAGGATAAAATATTTACGCCAGACTTGTTTAGGTGTGAGCCGCAGATCAGAACGTGGCAGCCTGTCTACGCGGTCTACGACCCTGCACGCACGGTAAAATCAACGTCGGCCATGACTGGTAAAATAGTCGGGTCGTGGGTAAACAACCGACTGATTATCTGGGAAGCGGCAGGGCACCTCTGGAAGCCGGACGAGATTATCGAGGACATCTTCAACGTCGACGCACGGTACAACCCCATTAGTATCGGCGTCGAAGAAGACGGCCTGCATGAGTTCATTATGCAGCCGCTCAGACATGCTCAGATAAACCGTGGACACCCCGTCCCGATACGAGCTCTGAAAGCCCCCAAAGGCAAACTTGACTTCATCCGTAGTCTGCAACCATTCTTCAAAGCGGGAGAGGTTATCTTCGCTGGCGATAAACTGAACTTCCAAGAACTTGAAAATCAACTTATGTCCTTTCCATCTGGCAGGATCGACATACCAAACGCGCTCGCCTATTTCCTTAAGCTTCGCCCCGGCATACCGATGTTTGACGGCTTCGGTGCAGTCAACATAAACGAAGACATCCCCGTTGCCCAGAGACATCCGGCGTACCTATGCGTCAACGCAACCAACTCGATTACGACCGCGATGGTAGTGCAGGTCTATGACGGCATGCTATCAGTGCTGGCAGACTTTGTGCGTGAAGGCGATCCCGGCGCCGTGCTCGCTGACTTGATACGCGAAGCAAGCGTGTTTGCCCGAAAGAACTTTACACTCGTTGCACCGACCCGGCACTTTCAACAGTACGACCAGACAGGGCTTGTAGGCGTTGCCAAGCGCATACCTGTCTCAATCAATCGTGGCGGGGTAGAGGTGAAAGGGAGGGCAGAGATCAGGGACATGATGCGGAAGCTCTCGCATGGCCGCCCAGCCTTCAGAGTAAGCACGCTGGCCTCATGGACGCTCAGGGCGCTGTCTGGGGGCTACGCCAGAGAGATCGGGCATGACCATGCAGTCGAGGGCGTGTACAAGGTTCTGTGCGAAGGCTTGGAGTGTTTCGCGGCCACGCTGTCCTCCGGCTTGCACGATACCGAGAATGAAGGTATAAGATACGCAACCACATCGGACGGGCGGCGCTATATGAGCGCCTTGGCAACGAGGGACTGATATGCGCGAAACATTTCTCATAGACATCGACATAGCTATGGGCACATCCATTATGCTTGGCGATGAACACTCTCAAGCGATCCTTGCACAGATGCGACGTTTAGCCACAGCCCTTCCTCCAGCAATTCCCGACGCTGTGCAGGAAGTAGCAGGCGATGCTACTGTGGTGACATCAAACCTTAACCTGAATGAAACTGCGCTGCGCGGCAACGAAACATTATATGATCCTTCTGTTCCTCCTGTAGTATTGGCGAGCTAAGACATGGCTGAGGAAGAAGAACTTCTCAACGTTGAGGAAGATGATACTTCAGGATTGAAGGATCGTTCTAAGAACCTTGCCAAGTCTAAAAAGACCCGCGAGAAACTAATTGACTTGTACCGCGACGTGGAGAAAGGTTTTGAAGACCAGCTTCCGCGCTCAAACGACATGCAGGACTATTGGGACATCTACAACTGTAAGCTAGGCGAGAACCAATTTTATTCCGGCAACAGCCGTATCTTCCTGCCTATAGTGTACAACGCGGTCAATGCCCGTAAGACACGTTTCGCAAACCAAATCTTCCCGCAGTCTGGCCGCTACGTTGAGGTGACATCTTCGGATGGCACAACACCTCATGCGGTGATGGCGCTTGCAGAGCACTACGTTCGCAAGGCTCGCCTTCGTGAGCTTATCCCTGCCCTTCTGCGCAACGCTGACATTGAAGGCCAGTTCAACGTGTATGTGGATTGGTCGGAGCGCGAACGCCACGTGGTGCGCCGCGTAAAGCGCCCTGCACAAGTTGAGCCCGGCATAGTTGCCCCCGACGAAGAGGTTGAGGACATCGAGGAAGAAACCTTGAAATCCGCGCACCCTACAGTTGAGATATTGGCCGACAGCGACGTGCTCATACTTCCTGCAACGGCAAGCCGCGCCGAGGATGCTATTGCGTCTGGGGGCTCTGCTACAATCATCCGGCGGTGGGGCAAAGCCAAGATCAAGGCTATGATCTCCGAAGGGCAGATTGACAGCAAAGAAGGCGAAGCCCTGATTGAAGAAATGTCGAAAGACAATCGCTCGCATACGCCGGACAAAGCAAAGGCAATGGCCGATGCAGCAGGCATCAAGGGTACAGGCCAAGGCAAGTTTGCTTTGGTGTATGAGACATGGTCAAACGTCAAGACCCCAGACGGGTGGCGACTGTGCCGCACCTACTTTGGCGGCGCGGACAAAGTGTTGTCTTGTATGCGTAACCCTTATTGGTCGGACAAGCTTCCCTTAATTTCAGAACCGCTTGAAAAGATACAGGGATCGGTTAAGGGTATCAGCCGTATCCAAGCCGTTGCCGATCTACAGTACCTTGCCAACGATACAGTGAACGAAGCCGCAGACAGCATGGCTTACGGGCTTATGCCTATCGTGATGACTGACCCTGAGAAGAACCCCAAGGTCGGCAGCATGGTGTTGAGCATGGCCGCAATCTGGGAGACCAGCCCGAATGATACCAAGTTTGCGGAGTTCCCGCAGCTTTGGAAATCCGGCTTTGAAATTGTCGCTTCTATACAACAACAGGTTTTTCAAACGCTTAGCGTCAACCCTTCACAGATTACGCAAGGGGCGCGCAAGAAACAGAGCCAAGCGGAAGTTGCCAACGAACAGCAAGTAGATATGCTGACCACCGCCGATGTGGTTACGGTTGTTGAAAGCGCCGTGTTGACGCCGATCATTGAGCGCTTCATCGAGCTTGATCATCAGTTCCGCGATGAGACGCTTCAGATACGCGCCTTTGGTGAACTGGGTATGCGAGCGGCAATGCAAGACATTGATCCGATCCAGATGAACTCTCGGTATCAGTTTCGTTGGTTCGGCGTTGAGGCCGCACGTACAATGCAGCAAGTGCAGCAACAGATAGCCATGATGAATATCGTCAAGGGCATTCCGCCACAACTGTACCAAGGCTACAAGCTCAACCTTGCACCTGTCATTGCTCAGATGATGGAGAATACTTTCGGTCCACGCCTTGCGCCTTTAGTCTTTGAAGACCTGCGGTCATCGTTGTCGATTGATCCAAAGAAAGAGAATGATCTTCTCGGACAAGGACACAACGTCCCTGTTCATCCTTTGGATAACCATCAGCAGCACATGCAAGCCCATATACAAGGGATGCAGGAACAGGGCGATCCGCACGGCACGTTCCGTGCACACATGCTCGAACATCAGATGGCGCTCATGCAACAGCAGCAGGCGCAGCAGCAAGCCTTGGCGCCGCAAGGACAGCCGGGTATGCCGGGAGGAGCAGGTCCGGGTTCACCGGGTCAGCCGCGCCCCGGTGCTCAACCTATGGTTCCCCGTGGTGGACAGCAACCGCCCGGTATGATAGCACAAGATCAAATGCGCGACCCTAGCGTTATGCCTCGGAGAATGTAAGATGATACTCGGACAAGAAATCCAGATTGGCGCTCAGAGCGCATTGTACATAAGCAGCGCCACCCTTATAAAAGGCGGCTTAGGACGAGTGGCAAAAGTTAGCGTGATCGTTGCGGGCAGTGCGGCAGGATCGGTCAACGATGTGGGCACCGCTGGCGGCGCAGTCGCGGGCAACCAGATTGCAGTCATCCCAAACACGGTTGGCGTGTACGATGTTAACTTCCCGTTTTTTAACGGTCTGGCGATTGTCCCCGGTGCCGGACAAACTGTAGCAGTATCATACACGTAAGGACATCCCATGCGCCGCCTACTTGCCCTTCTCGCACTCTTAACGCTTGCAACTCCGGCGGCGGCGCAATCTACTCGTGCAGCGCTCACGTCACAGAACAACACCAACATTACCACTAACGGTTCTGGTGCAATTACTGGGGCTAAACTAAACACGGTGATCGGCGCGGGCATATTGAGCTATGGCACATTGCTCGACCCAAACACATGGTCGTCAGTTCAAACATATTCTGTTGCGCCAATCTTTTCGACCTTGACGGGTTATTTGTACGGCAATGGATCGGGCGCATTAACGGCCAGCACAACGGTTCCTTCTTCATCGTTGTCTGGATTGGGCACAAACGTTGCTACGGCGCTTACCCAAAACCTTAATGGCTCAGGCGCAATTTCCGCGTCTACCAACCCAGCATTTGTAAACCCGTCGTTTACAAACTTCTCTACAGGCTATACCGCCATACCAACAACGGGCGGTACAACTACGCTTACGGCAACATCAACGTATGTGCAGAACACAACTGGCACGTTAGCACAAACAATTAAATTGCCAAACGAAACAACTGTCCCTGCGGGTACAGCATATATAATTGACAACGACAGTACAACCGCCATTGCTTTGCAAGATAGCGCGGGTACAGTTTTGTCTAGCGCCATACCTTATGGCATGGCTGGGTATATCTATTCTACTTCAAACGCTACTGCTACAGGCAACTGGGCGGGATATGCTTTTGTTCCAAACAATGTTTCTTGGGGAACATACACTTTTAACTATTTCTCCCAAGCTACTCCGGCAAATTCTTATTTTACGGTAGACGCTACTGCTGCTTCAGCGGCTACAGGGTTAAACATAAAGTCTAACGCTGCGGGCAGTGGTGAAGCTCTTTCAGTTTTATCTTCAGGCACAAACGAAAACTTAACCATTAACGCCAAAGGCACAGGCACCATCACTATCGGCGGTGTTTCGTCGGGCGTAGTTACGTCCAACAACTTTGCTTCAAGCAGCGCGGCGATCACAGGCGGTAGTATTGCGAGCACGCCAATCAGCGGATCCACAGGATCGTTTACCACTCTTGGAGCATCAAGCACAGTTACTCTTAGCCCTGCAAACGCCAACGTGGTTCTTTCGCCTACGGGTACGGGTGTTGTTACAATTAGCCCGGCTACAGCGGGTACTATCAACAACGTATCAATAG